ATGGGTTTGTTAATCCAAGTGTAAAGTTTGATAATTCATCTTCAAATCCCAGTAAAAATAAATGTACAATGGCAATCTTATTCAGTTCCGCCAACATACTTTTTTGGATTCTATTAATTGTACGAGCAAATCTAATGTCTTGTAACGCCAAGTTTTTACCATCACCTACCACTTCTTCAAAACCCAAGAATGCCTTTGGTACTCGTAATGCGGTTAATAACTTCTTTTGAATATATTCAATATCGGCAATTTCAGACAAGTTAGTTGCTCCAGGTAGTGTGGTAATTGGATCTGGAGCTGCGGGATCACGAACAGGAATAAAATAATCTTGGTCAACAGCCATTTGGTTGAATCTCATATCAACATTACCTGTCTTACTATCCACAACTTGTTCTCTTTTGAACTTGTTTGCAACTCGTTGTACGTATGCTTCAACATCGTCATCATTCATGTTTCCAACAAACACTTTGAACATTCTTCTTTCGGGTGCTCTTGACGTACGGTAAATCAACATCGCATCTTCGGAAAGTAAAAGTTGTTTCCAAATACGTCTAGCTTTCTCCAACATAGATGTTCCGTATGGGAGTTTTCTGTCATCACCTAATAATCTGAAGTGAGCAATTTCCCATGACTGAAATTCCATATTTTTATTCTTCCAAGTGAAGTGTAATGCTTTTCTGTCTTTATCAACTTCATTTTTAACATCAACAGATATTTTACCACTAGCACCAACTTCATGTCGTTCGATTTCTATGGTTGGTAATTGTTGACATCCAACAATTCCTTTCTCAGGATCTAACTTTAGATACACAAAATTGTCACCATATTTACAGGTGTTCCGTGTCCACATTGGAAGGTTGGTATTAACATCTAAAGCATTGTTAAACAAATCCGCCAATACCCCTTTTATTCTTTTTGATTCAGAATAAATTTGTAGAATAAATCCATCTTCATTTGTTGTAGTGGATTCTTCGGCATAAATGTCTAACGCGGCAGAAATCTCAGGAGTGTATTCCATCGACTCATAATCGTATTGTGCAGATAACCTTGTTGGTTCATAGTAAATTGCCTGTGAATAAAGGTTGTTCTCTACCTTCGACCATTGATTGGTAAGGTAATATGTTTGTTGAGCTTGGAGTTTTTCTTTCTCATATTCTTCTCTGCTTTTGGTTCGCAGAAGTTCCTTTTTATCAAACTTAAATGTTGGATAATCTTGATTGAGAAGTGAATTCGGTCCAAATGTTTGTGACAATCTTTGCCAAACTGTCATATTTTGTTCTGCCATACGTAATTTTACTATTTACCCTGATAATATAAATAGTTATTTAGCACCAAATAACCAACCATATTTTTGATAATCCGCTTTGCTGGCCCCATTATTATTTAGGTTTGGGTCTCTACCCATTTGAGGCACCATTGGATTAAAAAATTCTGAAGTATTTTTATTCTCATTTACAACTGATGCCCATGAATTCAACATTGCCTTAGTATGATTAACAACTTTTGTTAATGATTGAAATGATTTTTCCGCAATATAAATTGCCATCGATAATCCCATAATACAGTCATCATGTTGACCCTTTTGGTGATCTGGTCTTCCATTTATGTAGACGAAGGTATTCATCTCGTTGTATGTTCTATGAGAATATATTTTGAATCCATGTCTAACACCTTCTTCAAATGCAGCAATAATCTGAACTCGTTTTGTGTTAAAGTTAATTCCAGGGATTTTGTCATTAATTTTCGGGTCCCATTTCCACTTATTAGATGTATCGACCCCGTCAACATAAAGTCCTGGTTGGTATTGTAATTCTTGCATTTTTCTTGCGGTAGACACTCCCATACCACCAGTAATATCAATCACACAATAGGCATTGTACATTGTCCCCCATTTATATGCAATCTCGGCTAATACATCTGGAGGAATCTTTCCAACGTATTCTAATACTTGTTCTCGTTCATCAAAGTCAATGATTTGGATTGATGAAAAATCCTCAGAGTCACCACGAGAAACGTCAACACCCATTACATACTTGTGACCATTTACAGGTTCTTTGAAAATCCATAAAGCGTTACCCATAAGTTTTGCTTGGGGTGACCTCAGTTGGTTTTTGGAAATGTTTTGCATTAACTCTGAATCGAATACGTTATCTCCCGATCCCAAGAAGTTACATTCAAGTTCTTGTGCGACTTTACGTCTATCATACTTAAGTTTTTTTACCATCCCCTCAAACCATGCAGAACAAGGTTTGTATCCCTTCTCAATATAATCAGTAACTATACCGTGGTCTCTTTCGTATGGGCTATCGGTACTTAAATTAATAGTAGCATCTATCGGATAATCTTCTCTATTGAGTAAATAATGGACCAAATCATTTGTTTTGACCATATACAAATCCTTTGTATATCTAGGGTCTCTGTACCAAAACATTTCAGAGATTTTGAAGTCGTTCATACCTCTTAATGCTTGGTCGTAGATTTCATAATAAATTGGGTCGTATCCATTTGGTGTTGAAACCACAATAACTTTACCACCCGTTGATAGTGATGCCATACAAGCTGACCAGAAATCTCCGTCAGCCTCGATAAAGGCGGCTTCGTCAAAAATAAGAATAGTAGGGGTGTAACCTCTCAAGGCATCTTTTGATGTCGCAACAGATTTTACTTCACATCCGTTGTTAAGTTTGAAATGTCTTTGAGAATTTTTTTCTGCTGAGAATGCTATCCCGACCCAAGCGGGCCATTGTTCAATAAACCCTCTAATCTTGTTTGCCATTTCAACAGATGTATCCAACTTGTTGGCAATGATTAGAATTTTCTCAGGTTTCTCTTTTCTCGCAAAGGCTAATTTTTTTGAAGACCAAGCGGCAGTTACGGTTGATACACCTGCCTGTCGGTACTTGAGGGCGATATTTTCGTTGTATTTTTCGTAATCTTCAAGTAACGCAACTTGGTCAGGAAAAAGTTCTAATGGAACATACTTTGATACTGTATTATCGTATGTCTGTAAATAAGTACGAAGTGCATAAGGGGTATTCCTCATACACTTCGTATATTCTATTATTAATTGTTCTTTGTTCACACAGTTAAATCATATTCTGATTTATGGTCTTGGAATTCCCAAATCTCTATAAAGCTGGTCTAAATCATCATCTTCATCTTCGGAACCTTCTTCTCCTTTGAAATTATCATACTCACTCTTTGACTGTTGAGCTTGTTTCATAATTTCTTTGAATTTTGCAGTTGCCTTTCTTACTTTTGATTCATCTTCAGAAATTGCATTACCAATGATATCTAAAAATTCTTTAGCTTCTGTCTTATACAGAATTGAATAAAACCAAGGTACCAATCCTTTGTTCTCATCATCAAACATCTCGTCAGGTAATGCAAACCTTAATTTTTCAACAATTTCAGGACCAATTCTAAGTTGCATCGGTTCATTAGACAATACATCAGTGACACCCCTCACATTTCTTGACATTTCAGGATCTTCAGGTAATCCGTGTCTTGCGATAGATTCCTCTAACCCTTTGATTATTTCATGACACAAAATTGGGAATATTAAACCTTCCGCAACAATCTTTGTATCAGGTTCATCTTCACCCTCGCCACCCTCTTCTTCGTCTTCATCTTTATTTTCTAACTTAACTTTTCCTGCAACACCATTTCCTGTTTGAGACATCATTTCAATCATTTGTTCCATAGAAAAATACATGAAATCATTGATTGACATAATTTTCAAATAAGAGGGATATAATTGTGGGTCAATTTCATCCAACCTTTCTTTAATTTCAGGTTTTTGAAAAATGTAATGACCCTTTTTTGCCGCTCCTTGAACAAGAGCGTTAATCATATTTCTTTTATGAATTTCCAGCTCCATTACTTCTTCATCAGTTAAATCTTCAACATCAAAAGAAGGAATTTCAGGGGATTCTTCGTCTTCCTTTTTCTTTGGTTTAGTTGCTTGCATTCTGAAGTCCGAAATATTAATAGGAGATCTATTCAGTAATGCTTCAATTGTAAACCAATCAGCAGGAACTTGAGTTTCCTCCAAACATGCATCAATTGCAAGTTGTTCTAATTCTTCTCTATGTCTTCCTTCAATTCTTGTTATTCCCGGAACTTTACTCATCATTTCTTGAAAAAGCATTCCTTGAACTTGTTGGGAACTAAGGTCCTGTATTCCAGTCACTTGTTTCAACTTATCCGCAACTTTTCCGAATCTTGAACTTACCAATCTTTGGACATCCGCAGCTCCCTTTCTCATTGCAGGATTATTTGCGTACAAACTTTCAGGACTTCCCAATTTTCGTTCTAGTCTTGGGTCCATTCTTTCGGGCCTATTCCCGTAATCTATTTGTTCTTTAATCTTCGCCATTTTATTATTTCAATAAATTTAAGATAACATCAATTACTTCTTGTTTCGCATCTTCAGGAGAAATTCTTCCAGCTTTTGGGTCAATTTGTTCTCCAGGTCTCGGATTTTTTCCAGGATGTGAGGGTCTTGTTGTTGGTTTTGTGCCAGGTTTAGTAATTGGTTTAGTTGGTGCGGTAGTTGGTTCACCAGCTTTTGGATCTATTTGCTCTCCTGGTCTTGGGTTTTTTCCTGGATGTGCAGGTCTTGTTGTTGGTTTGGTGTCAGGTTTGGTTATAGGTTTTGTTGGAGCTTCGGTTGGAGCTTCAGACAAATATTTCAATAAGTCACCCTTTGTAATTCTCGGAGGTAAGTTTCTTTCCACGATTTTTGTAATTTCTGATTCAATAAACAAAGATACAGGATTTTTTCCTTCTTCCAACTGTTTTTTTACAGATTTTACACATCTTTCAAATTTTCTGGTTCTCTTTGGTCCAACTTGAGAATGACAAATAGCCCATGGGTTTGGTTT